CCCATTTATTATGCTTTTTCTTGTTGAATACTCTTTGTGTCTTCTTGTGCTCCTATTTGATACAGTTGTCCACCTATTGATATACCAGCTAAAGTTAATATTCTAATAACTAAATTTGTTTCTTCTGATGGATGTAAATCAAAGTTACGCGCTCTTGTTGCATCATACAACGCTTTTTCATTAACAACTATATATCCCCACTCAGGTTTTGTTGGTTTTCTTATATAAGATATTTTTACACTATCTATATTTTGATCATCTGAAGGAAAAGGAAATATTCTTATTCTATCTCTATACTCTCCAAAATTAATAACACCTTTAGAGTATCTAGCGTATATAGGTCTTTTCTTAGTTGGTCTTGTCAATGGGCTATTTTTATAAAGCTCTAATTCACTCAACTTAACCTCATCAGCATAATAATCAATAGGTTCAGATTCATATTTTACTCTTACAGATAATAATCTATAAAGATCTTGTACTTGATTATCTAACATTACATCACCAGAATCACCTTGCACGTTGATTGTAAAATCCTCTCTTTTAAACATACTAACCTTATCTTCAAGATTATCTAGCATATCTGAGTGTTTGGTACTATTACCATTTAATCTACCAAATTGATTTATATCGTAAAAGTACTGCTCTAATATTTCTTTTTGCGCTTGGTCAGCAAACAAGTTAAACTCTTGAGGTGTTACATAACCTCTCTGCTCTTTATTAGCTATTGCTAAAACTTTTTGATATACTGTATCTATATTTACCATATTTTTTATTTTATAATAAAGTAACCACCCCGAAGAGTGGTTACTCTATCATAGGGTTGTTACGAGTTTAATCGTTTTTCAATATTGGAGTAAATCTCCATACCTTCATCGGTTTTAAACCAATGCGCTAGAGCGGTATACGGATGCTCATCAAACGGTATAGTCATTATCTTTCTACCATTAGAACCCCATAAGAAGTTTCTTTGATCAGAAGACAATCTTAATATTCCAGATTCAACAGCTCTAATACCAAAGTTTCTTAGCATTACGTTTTCATCATCTGCTAATTCTAAGAACAGTTTAGGATTATTTCGAGCAAATACTAGTAAATCTCTTCTAAGCTCCTTAGAACCTAACTCTGATACACTAGATCCAATCTCTACACGTAAGATAGCTTCTGCCATATCAATGTCTACATTTCTAGCAGCTGTTAATGCATCTACTTGCATTTCTAAAATATCTATTTCATCAGCAGCTATTTCGTTAGGCTTGTATTCGTAAAATAACCTATCTCTATGAGGGTGATATAAAGATAACAATTTTTGTAAAACTGTTTTTTCTTTTGGAACATATAAAGATCCAGATCTAAATATAATATGCTCTAGTCTTTGATCACCAACCATTTCATCAACAAAAGGAGTTCTTTGGTTTTGACAATACTTTAATTCTCTTTCGTATCCTTTTTCTTCATCAAACCAGTAAACGTTAGCAGATTTTATCATTCTAGATAATGGTTTTTTATTTCCTTTTAAATAATAAATTCTATCTTTAATCTCCCATTCGTTTTTTGGTTTTACTCTTTCTCTTGCTTTTGGTTTTTCTATAACCTGTGGCGTTTCCACCACTTCTTCTTGAATTTGAGGTTCTTCTACCTCGACTTTTTTTGTTTCTTTTTTCTTTGCCATAATATAATATATAATAAAATTAATAAAAAATAAAGAGAAGGACGGAGAACGTTTACATGTATGCCGCCCTCCTCTTTAAAATATAAATGCTTACTTCATCAACATAAAGTTGTTAGCACCTTGTGTAATTAAACATCTTTCAGAAAGCATGTGGATTGACATTGCGTCAAGTGCAGATGTAGCAGCACCAACAGAGCCAGTAACCCATGTTTTCATTCGTCTGTCATCAGTTTGAGAAGCTCTATAACGAACATGTAAGAATGGACGTCTTAGGTTTTTCCCTAACATTTGGTCATAAACTGTAGATGTACCAGCTGGAATAATAACTCCTCTGATTGCATTAGCAGTTGCAGCATCGTTGATACCACCTCTTGTAGCCTTGTCATTTAAGTATCTGAAATCAGATTTATAGAAGTCATAAGAACCTCTTCGGAATCCAGAGAAACCTAAATTAAGTGCCATATCTTCTGAGTTGTTGAATACTCCATAAGAAGTACCACCAGCTCCGTAAGAATTCATTGAAGCTAACATATCATCAATTGCTAACGAAACGTCTCTGTTAACAAACATCATGTTTTCTTCAATAGCACCTTGCTTGTCAAACTCAGCTAAAATAGCGTCGAACTCAGCTAAATCAGTAGCAGCGTTAACACCAGTAACACCAGAAGTTAAATTACCTCTAGCCTCAATAGCAGCGAATAAACCTTCAGTACCAGCATCTAAAGTTGCGTTTGTAGTTGAACCAGGTAAAATTGTAGAACCTTGAACCTCAGAAGCAGCTAAAGCAAGCTCACCTTCTAACATTGCCATTTCCATGTAATCAGTAAAACGTGCTCTTGTGTCAGCTTCAGCTTTTAAGTACCATAAGTAACCTGATTGTCCGTTTTCAGCAGATACTTCAACCCAGCCGATTCTAGCTGTATCAGAACCTGATACTTCGTAGTAATCTTTTATAATAACTGGTTTGTTAGAAAAACTTTTGAACGTAGGTTCGTTAGCTCCTCTTTGATCTGTAGTGTTAGTAGTACCAGCAGCAGCTCTATAGCTATCACCTTTTCCAAACTCAGAACCATAAACTAATATAGTTGTTGCTTTTGAAGTACCAAGTGCTGCTAAAGCAGACTGTCCATAAGGTAGTACGTCAAGTACAGCACCGTTAACAACCGATACTAAACATTTGAAAACACCGTTTGTGTTAGCTACTATAATAGTATCATTAACTCTAATACCGTGATTAGCAGCTGTAAATCCAGAAGTTTCATCAATATCAGATTCAATTGTTACTTGAGCGATATTAGATACACCAGTACCTGGATCAGCACCAGCAGTTGCTGAGCTAACATTACCTTTATAAGAAAGATGTAATCTTGATTGTTCAGACCATACAACCTGATCGGATGTCATAGCCTCTTCAGCCCCAACTTGTGCTAAGAAACCTGAAATAGTTCTCGGTCCGAAAACTTCAGCCTCTTGCTCCATTAGGTCTGGTAAATATTGTTGAGCCCACGTTGCGTCAGTGGAACCCGTAAAATCGATGTAGTTTGAAGATAACGTTTGCTTTTGTGAAGCTGGAACGCTATTCAGACTACTTCCTGCAGTAATTGCCATAATTTTTAATTTTTAATTGTTATTTTCTATTTTTAATTTTAAACTTAAAATCAGAAGAATTGTCACCTAATACCTTAAACTTTAAACCACCAGATTCAATCTCTCCATGTGATTGTCTAGGGCTCATGTCTACGTTTTTAGATTTAGCTATACTATTTTTCATAGCATCTGCTTTACCTTGTTCGTAGAAATGGTTAGCAATAGCATCGGCATTCATAGCTGTAAATAAAGATTTATGATAACCCTTAGCATCTTTCATTTGATAATTTTTATCGAGAAACTTTCCCACAAAATTATTAATGTCACTTTGTGTCTCTTTAACCTTTGCAGCGTCTTTTACGTTAAACCTAAATTTCTTTTCACCGATACTATATTCAAAACCCTTGAACTTATCATTAAAAAGTTGGTTAGTCTTATTGGTAAAAGTTGACTGTTGTGCTTCTGCTACTTTTTGACTTTCTTTAGACTCCTTGTTATATCTATTAAAGAAATCAATGGCTTTTTGTTGTTCATTGGTCAACTTTGACCCAGCCTTGATATCTTGATAGTATTTGGACTTTTGCCCGTCCAGGTGGGCTCTAGCGCTGGCAACTTGCTCTTTTAACGCTAATTTTTTTCTTCGTATATCTATATCTTCATCAACTTCTTCATCATAAGAAAACGAATCTTCCATAAGGAAGTTAATTTCTTCATTAGTTAAATGTGGTTTTGTTTGTTTATAATATTCATACAAAACATCATTATCATTTAACTTGCCATAATCTTGATTAAGCTTTACATAATCTTGTAAATCACCACCAGTTTCTTCCATAAAATCCATGAGTTTTTGGATATTCTCTGGAATTGGTTTACCAGTTGCTTCTGCTTCAGATATAGCTTCTTGAGCTTCTTCTACTAGCTCTTCAACTTTTTCTTCTACTTGCTCGTCTGTTATTTCTTCAACAACTGGTTGTTCTTCATCTTGAACGGGGTTTTCATCCCGAACGGGCTCTTCCCCTTGTGGTATTTCTTCAACCACTTTTTCGCTACCTTCGGTAGGTTCTTGAACATCCACTTCATCTGTTTTTCGCTCTTGAATCCCATCTTTTTCTTTTGTTTTTGGTGGTTTACTTAAATCTACTTTGACAATATTGTCTTCTTCTTTTATTACTTGTTTTTTAAGATCAACCTTTACAGTGTTGTCTTCAGTAGCCTTTTCTACTACTTTTTCTTTTTTGTTTTTTGCCATAATATAATATTATAAAATTAATAATTATCTAGGGTCAAACGATCCTAAATCAAAATCACCACTTAATATATCATTACCTGCTGATTCAAAGTTTTTAGCTGGTTGACCAGTTTGTCTTTGTTCAATGAGTTGTGATTGTTGGCTCGCTTGAATCCTTGTTCTTTCATCTTTACGATCTTCCTTCTCTTTTTCTTTCGTTTTCATGCCGTCAACTTCAATACCTTTTAACTGCATGTTCATTTGAAACTCTAGACCCATTAGCTCTTTTTTAATTTGAGCTTCTTGATACATTTTTTGCATATCAAGTTGGGCTTTCATTTGTTCCATTTGAGCTTTTGTTTGTGCTAGAGCTTGATCTTTTTGTATTTCCATTTGAGCAGCAGCTTGTTGAGCTTGTGCGTTTGCTTGAGCTTGCATTTGTATGTTTTGTTGCTGCATCATTTGATCTCTTTCTAACTTCTTCTTTCTTCTTATTTTTAATATTTGATTTGCTAGCTTTATATTCTTTATTTCTCTAAGATCAATAGCATCTTCTAAATCTATACTCTGCTGTGCTAATGCTTGTTGTATATTGTTTTCTAACAACATTTTTTCTTCTTCATCTGGAGATAATTCTAAAAATATACCAAAATCATAAAGATGTAAATCTTTCATTTCATCTAGTGTTGCTACGTTATGAGAACCTATAGCTTGTATAAAAGCTTCAGCTGTAGGTGAATACTCTAATATATCAGATATTCTAAGCGATAAACACTCTGCGGTTTCTGCTGTTAAAAATAATCCAGCTTGTAGTATATGTCTTGTAGCTGTATTACTATTAGCTGCAGCTAATTTTTGAACACCAACTAAAGCGTTTTTATCTGGAGTTGCAGCGTCTCTAGCTTCATTTAATCCAGTGGTATCTCTTATCATTTGCAGATAATAATTATAGTTACCTATAAGAGCCTGCATTTTATTACCACCACTACCGCTAGTTATTTCTTGAATAGGTACTTTACCAGGATTCATATCACCTTCAGAAGTAAATGATCTACCAATAACAGAACCAGTTTGGAAGAACATGTTTAACGCTTCTTGTGGATTATAATTAGTACCATTACCTAAGTCTACTTCAGCTAAACCGTCAGCATCTAAATAAACTCCATCTGGTACCATACGCGACATTACTTGCTGTAGCTTTAAATGTGTTAATTGAATCATATCAGCAAAACCAGTAATTCTACTTACTAAAGACTCTATTTTACCTCTATACATTCTTGGAGCAACAATAGCATAATTCATTTTAACTTTTGTATAATCACTTTTAGGACGCATCATATTCTTTGACATCTCCCATTTAAGTAATTTTTTTGTTCCTAAAACTATAGCGCCTTCATACAACGTCTCTACGTTTCTTTGTAACTTCGCGTATTTTCCGTCCATACCTTCTGGTGGGTTAAAAGAATCATCTTTAGGTATTACTTTGTCAGCACCAGTACCTGTTTCCTTTACCTTATAAACCTCATGCATATAAGTTTTATAATTAAAATAAAGTATATCTATTTTATTTTTGTCTCTTTTGCTATTATTAAATGATCCATCATAACTAGAATAATTAGATCTATATTTTGATTGCTCTGTAATTTCTTTTAATTCTTCTTGACTTAAATAAGGAAACTGTTTAGCTACTTCGTTTATATGTATTGTTTTTATTTCACCAACATAATATATATCATCAAAATATGGAGACTCTGTATACGAGTAAACTAAGTTAGCAGGGTCAACATAATCAATAGTAACTCCCTCCGATGTGTTAAATCCTGTCTTTACAGCACCCATGCCTAATACTGTTAAGTCGTAGTAAAACTGCTTTTTTATTAATTCGTACTTGTTACCTTCCATTAAAACGTTTATAGCTTGCTCCTCTGCTAATTCTACAGCTTGCTTGTAGGTTAACTGCATATGTAACTGTAACTCTTCTTCGCTTTGTGGTAGTGTTGCGGGATCATTTTCATAAAGATCTAAATCAAAAGCTTCTGCAGCAAAGTCAGCTATATCTTTACTACGCATATCAGAAAGTATAGAATCCATATAAGCCGTACGTTTAGCTATTCCATAAGGATCTTGTGAATAAGCTTTAATATCATAAGTTCTTTCAGCTATACCATTAACAACTATATCTACGAACTTAG